ATGTCTATATGGGGATCTCCACCTACCTGGATTTTTTTCCGGTTAAACGTTAATCAGGCTGGTGGGTTTTACCTGTTCTGTAGGAGTGGTCATTATGACCATCCCTTATATCGTCCGAATGCCGGACGAAGGCACACATCAACCGTAACGAAAATCGTTATGGTTGCCTTGATGGTCTGCGTGGTCATTATGACCATTCAGCCAATGACCTTAATCAGAATTTTTCGCTAAAAAATGACGTTGGCCACGTCATCCGGAAAGCACAAAATCACGTCGATTTTTAATGGATGGTTAAACCGTCTTTATCTCGATGTCCGTACGTATTACGTACGCAGTCGTTCCGGCTTCTTCCAGTGGTACGTTATTTTCTCCTTCTCCCGATACATCTCCACGCGGCGACGGTAGGCCAGCAACTCAAGAACTCTGGTTCGTATGTTGCGCATATCCACGCCATTAAGCTGGATACCATCACGGCGCATCACCTCAGCAACAACACGCGCATAATTTTCGGCTGTCACGCTGTCCGGCTGCGTGGTCTGTTCGTCAGCCTGCTGGTTGATTCCAGAGACGCGGCGGATTAATCGCAGTATTTCGGCTTCTGTCATGCTGCTGACCTCATTACACCCCGCTAAATTCTTCCAGTTTCTGGCGGTGGCTGTCGCTTATATCAAAAGCAAAATCCTCATGCTCTGCCTGAAATGTACCAAACGCCATCAGTGCCGCTACGCTCGGGTCTATCTTGTTCGGTGATTTTTTCTTGTTCGGCTTGATATTGGCGTTCGCGTCACTCTGCATCACGACGTTACTCATCGACCAGGACAACACCGGATCGCCACGATGCACAATCACCCTGCGGTTAACAAAAACTTCGAACGATTTCGCCGCCGGACTGAATCTGAGGTAGGTTTGCGGGAACGGCTCCACCTCAAAGCCTGCCCCCTGTAATTGCGTTCTCAGGTGCGTGGCGTTCCACGTATCGAAGCCCACCAACCTGATATTAAATTTCTCGGCGTCCTGCATGATGTCATCTCTGATCCGGTCGTAATCAATGCAGTCGCCAGGCGTTGTGCATATCCAGCCCGCTTTAGCCCACTGGCGATAGACAGCGCGATTTTTATTGGCTGGGTTCTGTAGCTGGAACTCCGGCAGATAATGACGGGAAACCAGCATGATATTTTTACCGACCGGAAAGGCATAGCATACGCTGGAAATATCGCTGGTTGATGATAAGTCCAGCCCCGCGTAACACTCCTGACCGTGTAAATCTTCCTCCGTGAACGTTCCGGTACACTCAGCCCATGCACCATTACCCATCCACGGGGTAGTCCCCTGACACCAGATATTAAATCGCTTTGTCATCATCTCCACCCACTGCGACGGAATACCCCGCGCTTTCTGGATGGTTGAGGCCAGTTTTTCACGATCGACGGAAACATCGATATTGGGATTCGCCTTTATCCACATCGCCGGATCATCAACCTCGTTTTCGTCGTCCAGTTCGTAAATCAGTACAAAAATTGAATCGTTGACCTCTTCGCCGTCCAGGATCTGGCAGCAATAATCATAGTGCTGCTTACAGGCTGAAACGACGTTACTGCCCGATGTGGTAATGGCAAATAACAGCCCTTCGGGACGTGCGCCCATCCCCAGCTCAAGCGCGGAATAAACGCCGTTATCGGGGTGTAGGTGGTATTCGTCCACGATAGAAAGACTGGGGTTTGTCCCCTCGATGGTTGCTGCTTTTGCTGCCAGCGGCTTTAACAGGCTGTTGCTTTTCGGGTGTATCACCTTATGCGCCTGAATATTCACCCGCCTGCGTAACGGTCGGGATAAAAGGCACATCTGACGCGCATCATCAAAGACGATCCGCGCCTGGTCACGGCTCACCGCTGCGGTGTAGATATCCTGCTGACCGTTCTCCATAATCAGAAACCAGTTAGCCAGAATCGCGGCGGTCGTGGATTTCGCATTTTTGCGCGGCACTTCGATAAAGGCGCTCGTGTATTTGCGCCGTCCGGTGGCCTTAACCTTAAAGCCGAGGATGCACGCAAAGGCGAACTGCTGCCACGGCTCCAGCTCAATGGGTCTGCCACGCATCGGTCCTTTTACGTGCGGGCACACCCTGGAAAAGGCAATAAACCGCTCCACAACCTCACGATCGAACGTGTAAAGGGGGCTTTCAAGGTCCGAAAAGTACCGTTTAACGGCCTGTTTTAGCCGTTTACAGGCCGGAATTTTGCCCGTTTTTACGTCTTCTGCGTACTTATTCCAGGCGGTCAAGCTCGTCCTCTTCTTCTGTTTCCGGTGGATTTTTACGGCGGCTTATCGGGTCAAAACCGAGCAAGGAGGCCATTTTTATCATCACTCTTTCAGCGTCGGATTTTGCGCTTAATGCGGGGTTTCTGCTCTCGCCGCCCTGACTGTTAACAATGCTGAACCCGCGCGCCGCAAGGTCTGCGACGGCTTTCCGGTAAATGGAGTAGTTGACACAATACAGTTCCAGATTGCTCCAGTCGGCGGGGGTCAGGTCTCCCCGTTCCGCAAGCTGCCGCGATTTTTCCCGCCACTGCTTCACGGCGATGTCATCCAGGTAGGCGGGGGCTTTCGGTGGTCTTGCCATGCTTATTTTTCGTCAGATTATTTTTCAAAAAATTCCCGTGCATAAAAATTTGAGGAGGCGGTCGGTGTCCGGCAGGGACGGTTTCGTCCTGAAAACCACCCCCACCCCCTCTGACGGCCTCACCAGCGATTGCGAAAACATTCCATGACCTCGCGGTCACGGTCGGTTAATCGCTTCGCGGTGGTGCGTTCTGTGCGCCCTGTCCCTTTGGCTTTGTGCCCTGTCTCCTGTGTCTTCCATGCGTCATGCTGCCTTATAAGTCCACGAATAAGGCGGTTTTGTTCCTGCTCATTCATCATCGCCATACATCCAGTCGTTGCGGTTTGCGGCCCGTTCTTCCTCCTCGCGAAATATGCCCGCGTCACGGTTGCCTTTTGTTGCCGGATCAACCCGCTTCGTCTTACGGTTGTGGCACGCCTGGCACAATGGTTGGTGATTCCATTCGGGCCAGAAGAGAACATCACCGCCACCATTGATGGGGATAATGTGATCCACCACAAAGGCTGGCGTATAAATACCCTTCGCCAGACAACGCACACATAACGGATTTTTTTTCAGGTACATGGCGCGGTATTTGTCCCACTGTCGGGAATACCCACGTGCGCGGCGGTGTCCCCGTCTGGCATCCTCTGCACGCCATGCAGCCCGCCTGTGCTCTTCACACTTGCCGGACTTCACGCGCTTATTACAGCCCGGCTCAGTGCATCGCCTTAATGGTTGCCACGGCATCAGTACACCCCCACATCACGATAAACCGACCAGAGCATCCCTACAGCCAGCGGGATTTCTTTTGTGTCTGCATCCCCGACCGTGGCCCTGTATTCGTACAGTTGCGACACGTACATCATGCAGCCAATCTTTATGGCTGGCGTGAACTCCAGCCCGTCATCAAAGCGCCTGCCGATGTGTTTCTGGCACACCTCAAGCGCGGCGGCGATGTATCCGCTGATTAACTGGTCTTCCTCATTGCCATCAATGCGGCAATGGAGTTTCACTTCTTCCAGGGTGATTAATTCTGCTGTCATCGTGGCGCACCTGTTTTACAAAGAATTTCCAGACGAGTCCTTTTACCGTCGGGAACGGGGGGGCCAACAATATCAAGCTCATTGCCGGAATAAGCCCCCGTGAGTACCCGTATCCGGCTGGATGCCGTAACATCCACACGAAAACGGATCCAGACTCTTACGGTTGCCTGTGCCGTTTCTGCACCTGCGGTCATGCGTTCCCGTCCGCTGATCCCTTTCACCTCCGCCCATACGGTGGCAACATCCTCCCATGTGCTTTTCATTGCACCGGAAGGGAGGCGGGAAAGTTTCGCGCTCATGATGACAATGCGATCCCTCATGCTCCCCGCTCTCATGATTTGCCCTCTTTATCATCCTTTACTTCGATCTCCTGTTTCCAGGCCTGGCTGAACTCATCGCCACCATCACGCGGCGATAATCCCTCACGTTCGCGGGCTTCGTTCGGGCACATAACGCCGGACTTGATGCCGCGTTCATAGGTGGCAAAGCGTTCGCCAGGTGTGGCCCGTAACAGGTCCGCGCTGTCAAACTCCACCTGATACCGGATACCAGGTACAGGCGAGGCCACCAGCAAAGCATTTTTTATCTGCTGCTCAAAGTTCGCCAGCCACGGGCGCATCGTCATGGTCAGAAACGCGCGGCTTGCCTCGCTGAAATTGCTGTAGGTGCTGTTGCTGTATTCCTGCAGAAAAATCGGCGAGACGTTGAACATTCGGGCGATGTCTTCAATGGTGAAGCGACGGGAGGCCAGCCATTCAGCATCCTGGTTACTCATGCCAAGCTGCTGATAGCTCATACCCCCTTCAAGAATGGGCGTTTTTCCGGCGTTTCTGGCTCCTTTGTAGCGTTCCAGTGCGGCTAATGCCTGTTTGCCCTTCACGCCGTCCAGCCATTCGCCTGACGTGATAACCCCTGCTGCCATCATGCCATCACGCATCACGCTCGCGCCGTGGCGCTGTTGGGCCAGCCCAAGCCCCAGCGATTCGCGGCAGATGGTCACAGGTGAGCGCCCCATAAAGCCGTCATCCGTGGAGTAACGAAGGTGGAGAACCTCCCACGGTAAATAGTTGCGGGTGTTTCCGCTGTAAGCGTCAGTGATGCGGTAACGCCAGTTATGTTCCCCTGTCTGCTCAACATTCACCGACTGCGGCGGGTAAGGGTGCAAAGCCACCGGAAAACCATCACGCCCCCACTGAATCACCGCATAAGCATTACCGTTTAACAGGCAGTGGCGGACCATCATTCGCTTAAACTGATAGGGCGTCTGCCACGCGTTCGGGCGCTCGTTGAGGATATGATCGACCGGATGAGAATCAAGCCACTCGCGGGCCTCCTTCCCCTTCTCATTGCGTACCAGGTACAGGTAGCATGGCATAGTAGCCACCGCCTCAGAGATGACCGTGACGGCGTTCATGACGGCGGGGAGTGATTCCGCTGTCCCCGATGATACGTACTCACCCGCCCCCGTGTTCGATGTGCCAGCCAGCGCCATAAATTCATCCAGCGTCATGCTGCGATGCTCTTGTTTTCGTCTGAAAGGCCACATATCACACCCCCGCTAAATCCGCCCACCAGCGGCGATTATCCGCGCGTGGCATTTTTTCGGGGTGCTGCTCATACAGGGAACGGCGGGCCAGATCCACGCCGGAATCAGGGTAAGCCGGTACGGATGTAACGGTAATTTCGTACAGTTCCGCCACCAGCACGGTGCGCACGCATGGATCTGTTGTGGTATCCCATACATCCTTACGGGAACGAAAGCCAAAGCTCATCCCCGAGATATCACCACGCTTAACCAGTTCGATAACGTCCCGCCCTGTACTGGTATCCGGTGGGGTCAGTTCAAAGCGTAACCCTGTTTCATCCTCTTCCAGTTTCAGCGTACCGGAACGGGTACGCCCCAGTAACATGCTGTGGTCATGCTCATACAGGCCGCGAACGTCATTACCCGCCGCCAGCCACTCACTGAACGCCCCCCGCTGGAATTTTTCGTAAAACTCACCCCATAGCAGATCAGAAAGGTTATTCCAGCGAACAACGTAACCCGTCAGCGTACTGGCTCCGCTGGTGGTGATTTCTGATGACCGGATTTCCATGCTCTTTTTCATATTTTTTTCACCCATAAAACACCAAAGGGGCTTTTTAGCCCCTTTTTCTGTTAACCGCCGTTTTTCATCTCGAGGACTTTTATCGCGCGGGAGTCAACAACCCCGCCGCCGATGTATTTGTCCGTGTGTACCTTGTAGAAACCCGGCTCTGTAATGTTGTCCGGTCGGGTACGAATACCCGTTTCATGGTCAACGATGAAATAACCGCGCTTAAAGTCACCGACAGCCAGCGGCGTTTTGCCTTTGCCGATGTCCGGCATACTTTCCAGGTAATAAACAGGACGGCCCAGCAATGTGTCAGGTGCGCCCTCTTTGAGGCTGTCACGCCATACGTAATCACCGCTCTGGTTTTTCAGCTTCTGCAATGCTGCCGCTGT